CTGTGAACGTCTTAAACTATCAAAAGTCCTCTATGATATGGGTATGAAAGTAGCGGCAGTCTCTAACATGTGTCAAGATGAGCGTGTCTTTGATGCTATGGAGATGGCAGGTACACCTTGTCCGTTTATGGGTAAAATCGGCGATGAAGCAAAACAACTATGGGAAACATATCCTGAGTTGAGACCTGAAAGCGTAAAAAAAGAGGAACAACGCAATGATACAATTAAAGGTGCCGCTATGGGCGCTGGTTCTGTTCTATTGCTTCTACTCTTACTCTAGTATAGCAGAGGAGTTCATCGAACCTGGTTCTGAGGGTACAACTCAGTATCAGATATTTGATGATAGCAATGCTCTTGTAGATTTACCTGTTCCGTTCACTATGAATGGTCAAGTATTCACTAATAGCGCATTCATGTCTAATGGTGCTATTGTCATGTACGGTCCTAACATTAACACGAATGCACCTTTTCAGCATTTTTGTTGTAATGGACAAGACGTTGCATCAATGGCGGCGAATGGAACTCTTCCTGGACAACCATTCTTTAACTATACTATCGCGGCATTATGGACAGACTTGATTGACTTGAATGTAGATGTGACTGGTGATGGTATACCTGATAGTGGATTCTTCACTAAAGAACTTGATACAGACAATGATGGTGATATCGATACACTACGTTATTATTGGCGTTATATCGCAGAGTTTCATGATGCAAACAATCTCAATACATTTGGTGTAGAGATGAACTTTGACAGCGGTGCTATTGAGATACATCACTTTGATATTAACATTGTCAATCATGCTGTTACTGTAGGTATATTTGGTGACACTACTAACAATGAGATAGAGCAGTTTAAATTTGAACCTAACGGATACAATAGCAAGGGTGAAGTAATATACACTTTCAATCTAGATGCTATGTGCGCCGCTAATCCTCTTTATAGCAGTCTGTGTACTGGTTATGCTGAAGCACTAGCAGAGATAGTATTTGCACAGAACTGCGCCGTAGACGCTTTATATGACCCATCATGTCCTGGTTACGAACAACTTTACTACGAAACTTTTGTAGAACCTCAGCAAGAAGAATTGGCACAATTTGAGGAGCAACCTGTTGTTGAAAATGTAATTGAGTTTGATGAAGTTTCTACTACTGGTGATGCTATCATTGATAACTTAATAAGCAATGAGTTGAACACTACTGAATTTGGTGGATTCTCTGTTATCGATATTTTTGAACCTGCGATACCAGAAGTAGAATTTGTTATAGAAGAACCAACTAGTCAGGAGATAGAGATTGCAGAGGTACAGTCATTTGAAGAAAGTCTTGAAGTATCTGAAGAGGTTGTTGAAGAAGTTGCTGAAACTATTGAAGAGATGCCTGAGCAAGAAGAGCGAGAAGAGGAAGTTGCGTCAACTGATGAGCAACCAGAAGAAGAGACTACAGATGAGGTTGCAGAAGATACAGAACCTGCTGAAGAAGAGCAAGTAGCAGATACAGAACCAGAAGCAACTGAAGATGAACCTGAAGAAGAAGTTGCACAAGAAGAAAAGAAAGAAGATAAAAAAGAAAGTAAGAAAAAGAAACTACGCAAAATCATTGCAAAGAAAGCGGCAGATAATGCGTTGAAGATTGCGAATGCAGTATCACTTGAAGAACAGCAAGCGGCGCAAGGACTTGCTATAGCACTAATGAACTTCAATCAAGGATTTGGTGCATATCAAGCATCGATGCCTGACGGTGTTAGACTTGAAAGTGCGTTGCCTAATGAGTATACTAAATCACCGAAAGAAAATCAGCGAGGATTACGCAATGGACTCGCACAACAAATTCTGCACGACAAGATGGTCGATATGCAGTATCAATAAAGGAGAGAGAAATGGCAGAAATAGAAGTTGCAGGAGCAAAAATATCTGGTGGTAAGATGTTACTCATACTACCATTGCTTAGTGCATTGGGTGGTGGTCTATGGGCAGGATTTGAATTCTACAAAGACTACATGAATATGAAAGAGCAAATACAAGAATATGTTGCACCTGACTTATCAGGTCTACAAGAACAATTATCTGTGCTTGATGCTAATATGATTAAACTACAAGAGAGTGTCACCGAAGCAAGAGATTACACTAGAGATATAAAGATAGATTTAAAGAGTGATATTGAACGTATCGAACAGATAGTTGACAAGACTGAACAAAGAGTGAAAGACAGCGAATACGAAGTTCGCATACAGTTGACAGACCAGACTAAAGAAGTGCGAGAACTCGTAGACCTTGCCGACCAGAGGTTTGATAACAAACGTGATAAAGTCTCTAGTGATGTAGATAGGCAATTGAATGAACTAGAAGAAAGATTGAAAAAGATGGTACAACGTGCTTTAGATAATCCTTTGGCGAATTAATATACTAAGTCTTCCTGCCATGCTTTCTGTTGTTGATTTCTAGGTGAAATATTTGTATTACTGCTTGAGTTCATTGTTGTTGGTGCCGCCACGGTTGTAACAGTATTAATTACTGGTTGTTGCGCTGGCGGCACTACTGCACTAGATACGTCTGCAGTTGGTGCCGCTTGAACTACTGGTGCTAGTCCTAAGGATTCTCTCAGTAATGTGATGTTCTTTGCCGCTTCATCAAACTTAATATCGCTAGATGCAAGACCTTTAATTTGTGTTCCAGATGATATCCATCCTTCCCCAACAGTACCGCCGTTGATAGCAGTCTCAATTGCAGGAATAGATTTCAATAAATCTTCTGCCATTTCTGAGATACCTAATTTAGTACCTTGAAAGTTTAGACCTGAGATTTTACTTAGTGCGCCAGCAATTCTATCAAGTGCATTAGCACCTTTTTCTAACTTATCTGCTTTATTCGCAATATTCATCATCTCTTCAATAGGACTCTCTTTACCAGACAAGAAGTTCAGAATACCACTTGCCGCACCTGCGAGAGAAGAAACAAAGGTACTACCGGAGAACTTTAGTAGTCCTGCAGAGATAGTACCCATAACAGAAGAGAATTCATCTGCTTTTTTCTGGTCGTATCCTTCAGCAGTAATAGATAATAAGTTCTTAACATTATCTTTGATGCGTTGTGTCCAATCGTCAGACGATATAAACTGTGCAACTGCCGTCGCCGCTTGCCCAGCACCAAACGCGGCAAGACCGAATCCAATGCCCCCCATCGCAAGAGCGAATACTGCCGCTTCACCAATAAATGCTTTAGCACCACCTAGAGCATCAGATATAGAAAGAAGAACTATAACATGGTCTTTAATTTTTTGTGACCAATCACCTGCCATCCAGTCTGCTAATGTTAAAGTAGCACCCGCAACTGCCATACCAATACCGATAGCGGCAAGACCAGCACCAACACCTCCCATTGCAAGAGCAAAGGCACCTGATGCTTTTAACATATCCCAGTTACCACCAAGTTCATCTTTGATTGATAGTAATGTAACTACATGGTCTTTAATTTTTTGTGACCAGTTGTCTCCACCTGCCCAATCGGAAAAACCTAATCCTGCACCACCAACAAAGGCACCAGCACCAAACGCGGCAAGACCTAATCCAACACCTGTCATTGCGAGTGTAAATGCAAACCCATCTTTTAGCATTTCAAGATTGCCACCAAGTTGGTCTTTAATAGAGAGTAGAGTTATAACGTGGTCTACGATTGCTTGAGACCAGTTTCCTCCTCCTGACCAATCTGCAAGTGCCATACCACCTCCAGCAACAGCGGCACCAATACCAAATGCTCCAAGAGCAAGACCTATACCACCAAGAACTAGTGCAAGTGTTCCACCTTCAGCAAGAAGTTTTAGCATACTACCATCTGCCACTTCATCTTTAAGTGAGAGAAGTGTCTTTACTTTTTGTTTTAGTGCTTCTGCATCAAAGTCAAGCAATCCTGAGAATGTTGCAAGTAATGCGCCAATACCACCAACAAGAGCGGCACCCAAGAGCATTCCTTTGCCTGACATACCACTCTTCACAGGTTTAATTGCTTGTTGGTCTGGTGTTACATTCTGTCCACTAATGTCTGCTTCTCGCTCACGTTCTTTTTGTTGCACTCTCTCAAATGCATTGGCAGGAGCAAGTGCATCTTTAATTGCAATTAACTCCGCAAGCATTAGAGAAGATGTTGACACCAAATCTTCCATATTAACAGATAAACTATCTAGGAAAACAATCTGTTGCCCGCCCGTAGACTGAACTTCTATTTTTAGATGTTCAATTGCTTCCGCTAGTGATGCTATATCTGCCATTTAAGTGTTTCCCTATTTCTTCTTGTCTGCGTAAGCATTCGCGCCAAAGTAAGCGGCAACAATTGCTGAAGTGGCAACGAAGTAAGTCGGAGCAATATCTCCGATAATATTCGCCGCTGTATCATAACCTAACATTGCTGTAATCAAAATCGCCCCTGGATAGTTGAATATACCCAACAAAGCGAACCATGTCATATATCTCATTGCATCTCTTCTCGCATCCGCATCTTCAAGTTCTTTACGTTTGAACTCAAGATACATTTTTTGCTCATCTGTGGTTACTACCCCATCACCATTGGTGTCTGCTGGATGGAAACCTGCTTCTTTAATATCTTCTCCCATTTTTTATCCCTTTTGTCGTTCTTTTTCCTCTTCAATGTATTGCATTAGAAGAGTGACGTAAATTTCCCTCTCCCATGGCATCATATTTTCTAACTCTGTTAAAGAGTATTTATGATGTTGCATAAGAGCAAAGTTAGTTTTTAATAAACCAAACAAATCTTCATGCGAGAGGACTATGCTAAAAAATTTTGAAGTCCACTTAATTCTCTTTCACAGTGCGTTCCACAAGCAGAACATTCATACTCTAATTTTCCAGACATTCTTGGCATATCTGCAAAGAATTCTTTAATGAGTTCAAATTGTTGTTGTGTTAAATTTTCAATAAACTCTTGTAACTCACTTCTTGATGTTGTACTCATGTCAATGAGTTCTCCGTTATATTCAATACTTTCAATACAACTTGCAAGAAACTTGAAGTTATCATCAAGACTGTTCAGGTCTTTTAAAACCCCTAAGTCAACTAGAGTTGGATATCTCATATTAACATATAAACTAGATGTTAACTCAATAGTCTTAGACTTGATTTTTGTTTCATCAATTTTTAAATGTCTCAAGTCAATTTTTGTTTGGGTAGTTCCTTTACATTCATCACTAGTACATGCCACAGAAAATTCAGCAATCTCTCCTACTGACTTTTCTCTTAGACGTAAGAAAATGTTTTCAACTTCAAATACAGGAAGTTTAGATATATCAACAGAACCAAACGTACAGTTCTGTAAGATTTGAGTGATTCCATTCATAACTGCATCTGGTGTTCCATCTTCTGCAGACATTAACAAAATCTTTTGCTCTTTGACCAAAAATGGTCTGTATTTAATAGTCTCGCCTGATGATACTAATTTCAAATCATAGGTTGGAGTATCAATTATTGGTAGTGCCATATTATTTTCTCCTCATTATATGGTTATTATGGTCCTGGTGGATATGATGGTGCTGGTGCTGGTGCTAGTGTTCCTGTTGCAGGATTGTACTTAACAATATCCGATTCCGGTGTTGTTGATGTTACATTTCCAACTCCCATCAGTGTGCTTGTGTTTGTCCATTTTCTATATTGAAACTGAACTTGAAGTCTAGGTACTTCACCGCTACCAGCGGACATTTGAATTTCCGCTACACTTTTTGGGTAACATTCTTGTAGTGTACACTGATATCTAGATACGATGATACTATTTTGTAATGTTCCTATATCAGGAAGAACTCCAAAAGTGCCAAAACGTCCTTCGCGCATATCTAATCCTAGAATGTGTACATTCGTCACATATTCATTATAATAATTTAAATGAGATGAGTCCTCATTAAAAATCATTCCTTGCCAAATTTCAAAGAAATCTTTAATCTGATAACCAGCATCCATATAGAAAGACATATTAACAGGAGCATAACTGCGACCGTAAGGAATTTCTCTCCCTGGACCATACTGCTTGTTTATCTTACTATCGATATTCAATCCTGGTAGTGCCGTGGATTCACAAAACAAAGATGCTAGATACTGACCGTCTGCCTTAACAAAGTTGTTTATTAAACCACCAAACGCATCGTTTGCACCTCTACCTCCAGTTCTAAACAGAGACCCAAATGGATCAGGTCTACCATAATTGTTTGCTGATGGTCCTCTGGGCATGTCAATAATGACAAGATATTTATTTGCTCTTGCGAAATTTCTAATTTTAGCATTCGCTATGAATTCTGTTAATGACATTATCGTTGCCTCATTTTTCTATTGCTGTCTAAGTAAACCTTTTGCTTAGATGCCTTTTTAAATTGTTCGGTTGGTAATACTGCGGCAGTTACCCAATCATCTGGTTGAATGAAAAGAAGTCTCCCTTTAATTAATCCTCTTCTATATCTTTTAACTGCCGGTCTAACTTCTCTAAATCTAGCAAAATTACTTAGAACATTCCAGTTTGCTCGGATTCTCGTTGCTATATCTGTATCGCCAATTTTAAATGGCATTAGTTTTTCTAAAAGAATTAATCTTTGTACTGGATGTAAATAATGAAAATTCAATGCTGTCACTAAATTACTCTCAATGTTGAATGGTAATATTAGTGGAAACATATCGTAGTATGGTAAAGTATCTCTACCTGCTGGATTTGAATAGTTGATTAAATACATTCTTCCAGGTAACATGCGATTAGTCATGTTTTCTGCATATTCACGTTGAAATCTAGGTCCAGGATACTGAGTACCAACCAAGTCTCTAACTTGTTGTTGATACCATGTAAAGGATTTCGATGCATCTCCACGTGCGTTTCGAATTTGTTCTAATATTCTAGTTTCTTCTGCCATAATAGTATTTATGCTACTTTAAATGGTCCTCTGTAAGAATTATAAATTCCCAGTGTCTATCTTTAGCATACTCAGATGCCGCTTTCCATTTTGCAGAGTTTATACCCCATGCCTTAACTTCACCGAACCACGATTTAGATTTTCTAGTTGGGGATTTTTCTGGTGGTTTTGTATACTTTTTAGGTTTAACTTCTACAAGATATGATTTGAGTATGCCCTCTTTAGTTCGAACCTGTATATAGAAGTCAACAAAGTATCTGTGTCTTTTATTATCTAAAGGAGATATGTAAGGTATAACAGTTTCTTCACTTCCCCATTTTATAACATCACTGTTCATATCACACCATACCATAAATTTTCTTTCCCAAAGAGAACGATAAATAATATTGGTTGGATTACCTTGATATTTCTTAGGATTTAGTGGAGAATATCTTCCTTTGTATGCCATCTGTATAACTCATATAAATAATACTGCAATAACTATTTATAGAGGGACGCAATGGCACTAAATACACTTTCAAAACTAGTGGGGGATATAGTAGGTGGACACGGTTTAGTGTCTAGCAGACAAGAACCACGCAAAACAGGTAGAACTTACGGAACCCGTGGACTGACTTATCCTATTGATATGGGTATTGACGCACCTGCGGAGTTGGACAATCACGTTATCTTTGATATATACATTGATGATACCACATCATTCGCAATGAAAAAACAAACAACCGAAGGTGAACCTAGAGCATTTCAAGGTCATACTGCAATTGCTTCTCAGAAAATTAGAAATGGTTTGACAAATACAGGGAATGATATTAAGGGTGCTTTGAATAAGGGTGTTGGACTATTAGGTGGTGGTACCGCTGGAAAAGTTGCTGGTGCTGTTGTTGAATCCACAAGTAATTTTACAGGCGCAGTGTTTGCTGGCGCAAGAAACATGAAGA